AACCTCCACATAGCCGCCGCCCACGGATCCGCGGGCTTCACTCGCCAGCGCTTGCCGGCACGAATCAGGGCGCAGGTCGATTTGCTGACCTTGCCTCCGGTCTCTTTTGCAGCGATAGCCGCAGACTTCGCCGCTCGGATCCTCTCGACGTCCTCCCATGTCAGGGGCGATTGCGCCTGCTTGGCGCGGGCGATCTTCTCGGCGCGCAAAGGGTTATCCCACGCACCGCGAGCCACCGCAGCCCGAGCGATGCCGCTCACGGTGCCAGGCCGCACATGCGCAGGCGCCACACACCGCGAATTCCCACATGACGTGGTGGCAAACAGGTTTGCCGGCAGAGGCTTGCCGCGCTGGGCTTCCAGCAACACGCGCCGCACGGTCATGTACTTGGGATTGGAGAGCTTGCTGACGAACACGGCCGGCGTCGTGCTGTTGGCATACACGCCGCGCCAGATCAGGCAGTCGCCCTCCTCCTCGGTGCGCGACTCCCACACCTTCGACAGGTAACTAGGAATGGGATACGGGGGCATCATGCTGCAGGCTCCAACAGCGTCTCAGCCGTGATCGGCAACCCGCGCTCTCGCGCCGCAGCCAGCACCGCCGCGCCGTAGCGCGCCGGGATCCAGCCCCGCCCCTCAACCCACCGCGTGACGGTGGACGGATGCACGTTCAGCAGACGAGCCGTAGCCCGCACGCCACCAAGTTGCCGGATGATTTCAGCGGCCGGCCCCGCTCGTTTGGTGTTCATGTTGCGATTCTGCACCATCTCATCCCCGGCACGCAACACCCGGGAAAACACCTAGACAGAGCCTGCATGTGTTTGCGTGGGGTTACTTGACATTGCGCCGACACCATCGCAGAATGGCAACACCATCAACAAAAAGGAGTGACGCGATGGACTTTCCCGGATTCGGTGACGTACAGACCTGGGGCGCGGCCGTGAACGCGCCGGGGTCGCCATACTACAACGACCACCCGCACGAAACGGAAGCCCGCGACCACCTGCTGGCCTGCCCTGCGGACTGGCAACTGTGGTTCTCAATTGTCTCGACTGCCCGCGAGGGTGCGGCGTTCGATGTCGTGAACGTCCGCGAGGAGGACATGGCTTCGGCTCACGCCGACGTCCTGCTGGCATGCCTGTTTGCCGGCACCCGCGCGCAGGCCGACGCGGCTCGGTTCGAGCTGCAGTCGCGCTTCTTGGCGCACAACGAGCACCGCGTTCAGCAGATCGCGGACGCGATGTTTGCGTCTAGCGAGCCCGATTCTGATCCGTATGACTGGGAGATCTGAACATGGCCACGACCACAATTCACATGCATCAGATCGTCAGCGTGCGCGCCGAAAAGCACTACAGCATTGACAGGTGCACCTGGAGAAACATCGTCGTCACCGACGCTGACGGCCGAGAGACGAAGATCGCGCTGTTCCCGGCCGACGACAGCAAGCCCGAACAGATCAGCATCATTGACGAGGAGCGCCCCCATGCGTAAGCCCACCGCAGACCTTTCCGACGGAGAAGTGTGGGTCATCCTGACGGCCCTGATCGGCCCGAAAGACTACGGCTCGTGGGCCGTGGTCGGGCCGATGATGGACACGCACAAGATCGCGGTCGAGCACTACGCTGAGCTAGAGGACGAGGCTGCCCACTGGGTAGCCCGCATCCTGAGCGACGAGGCGTCGCCCGATTGGCCGTGGATTGAGGCCGTTGCCCCCACCGCGCTGCAGGCGATCCGCTTGGTTGTGGCCATGGACATCTGCGGCGAGTACGTTGACCTGCCGTTTCGGGCGTATGGGGTGAAGGCATGACCGCCGACCTCGAACAACGCACCGCCGACTGGTTCCGCGCCCGGGCCGGAAAGGCAACGGCCAGCAGGTTCAAAGACGTCATCGCCAAGCGAAAAGACGGCAAGGGCTACCTCTCGGTCCGGGACGACTACGCCGCGGACTTGGTAGTCGAGCGCCTGACCGGCGAGCCGGCACAGCGGCTGGACACGGCCGCCATGTCGTGGGGCCGCGAGCAGGAAGACGAAGCCCGCCGCGCGTACCAGTCCCTGCGTGGCGTGATCGTGGAGGACGTCGGGTTTGTCCAGCACGATACGCTGCAGGCGGGCTGCAGCCCTGACGGCCTGGTGGACTGGGACGGGCTGATTGAGATTAAGTGCCCGTTCAATTCCCGCAACCACATTGAAACGCTGACCAGCGGCATGCCGGCAGAACACATGGCGCAGGTACAGGGCCAGCTGTGGATCACCGGCCGCGACTGGTGCGATTTCATCTCGTTCGACCCGCGCATGCCGCCAGAGCTTCAGCTCTATGTGCAGCGCATCAACCGTGACCCCGGCTTCATCGCCGACCTGCAGGCCGAGGTCACTTCTTTTCTGGAGCAGGTCGGCAACCAAGTCGAGGCGCTGAAGCGTCTCGCGTCTGAGAGGATTGCAAAGTGAGCGAAGTCGAGAAGAAGCCCCGCAAGAAGCGGGAGAGCAAGTCCCACGTTTTCCTGGTGACCGTGGGCAACCAGAAGCGCCTGATCCGCGCGCCGCACAAGAACACCGCCATCAGGCACATCCGCCCAGAGACGGTTGAGGCCCGGATTCCGACGCCGGAGGAGCTCATGCAGTGCGGTATCGAGGGCATCGCGATCGAGGACGTGAAGGCGATGCCGCCGCGCCCGCAGCCGCAGAAGGCGGGGGCGGGAGCAATCTGATCTGGAGGAAAAGATGGCGCAACAATTTTCTGCTGATCAACTGGAAAGTCTGCGGCGCCGTCTTGCAGACGGAATTTCCCCAGAACCAATGACTGGATGCTGGCTCTGGGCCAAAAGCTGCGGGAGTTCTGGATATGGAAAACTTCGCGTTGGCAACAAAGACATATCAGCCCATAGGGCGTCTTTTTTGGCATTTCGCGGCCAGATAGGCGAGGGCATGTGTGTCTTGCATTCATGTGACGTGAGATTGTGTGTCAACCCTGCGCATCTTTTTGTCGGGAGTCATTCCGATAACTCCAAGGACATGGTGAAGAAGGGAAGACACAAATGCCCGGCAAGAATCAGAGCATTTTGCCCGCGTGGGCATTTGTATTCTGGACTCAATTTATTTGGCCGCCGCATTTGCCATAGTTGCGCCAACGAAGCATCCAAACGCTGGAACCTCAAAAACAGGAAATCATCATGAGCAACATCGTTCCATTTGAACAGCAACTTCATCTTGCAGACGCTTTCTGCAAGTCTGGCCTTTTTGGTGTTCGCACCAGAGATCAGGCCATCGCGCTGATGGCAATCTGCGAGGCCGAGGGACTGCATCCCGCCAAGGCCGTGCAGGAGTACCACATCATTCAAGGCCGACCTGCGCTCAAGGCCGACGCCATGCTGGCTAGGTTCCAAGCTGCTGGTGGCAAGGTCAAGTGGACGTCAATGACTGACCAGCGCGTGGCCGGCGAGTTCTCGCATGCCCAAGGCGGCAGTGTTGAGATTGACTGGACGATTGAGATGGCCAAGCGCGCAGGGTTGACTAAAAACCCGACATGGAATCAATATCCACGCGCCATGCTGCGCGCCAGGTGTATCAGTGAAGGCATCCGAACGGTCTACCCTGGCGTGACTGTCGGCACCTACACACCCGAGGAAGTCAGCGACATGGAGCCCCGCGAACCCGTCCGCATGCGCGACATGGGCCCCGTGGACGAGATCGCACCGCCCGCACCGCCCGCCCCCGCCGTTACGTTGGATGCTGTGCTGGAGCAGATCGCCATGACGGCCACGCTGGAAGGCTTGGAACTGGTGCGGCCGATGATGCGCAGCCTGCCGGCAGATGACCGCAAGGAGGCCATCGCCGCGGCCCAAGCTCGCGCCAATCAGATCCGCGCCGAGTCGGAGCCGGCGCCAGTGCCGGCACCTGCCGCCGCAGAAGCCGGGGATGGTGCGCTATGAACTCGGCGCCTCTGACGCCTGTTGAACTGGCCAAGCGGTGGGGGATCACTGCCCGCACGCTGGCCGAGTGGCGGCGTTTGCGCAAGGGGCCGGCACACGTTCGCCTCGGGGAAGGAACCCGGGCGCGGATCGTGTACCGACTGGAAGACGTTGTCGAGTACGAGATGAGGAAACGCGTATGAACACCGAGACGGAAATTCGCCAGGCGCTTGACCCCGACGTCGAGCCGATGCAGCGCTGCTGCCACGGCGGGTGCGAACAGGGCCGAGTCTGCCCCGCGCGGGCGTACTGGGAGCCGCCGCATACCGAGGAGTCGGCGCTGGATACGTGGCTGCCGGCAGTGGCTGCGGTGGCGTGCGCGGTCGCTGTGATTCTGGCTATGGCGGGGGGGATGAAATGAGTGCCCTGCGCGAAGCCGCCCAGCAGGCGTTGGAGGCGTTGGAGCACATTGAGCACCACTACATAAGTTTGCCAAAAGCAGGCAATAAGGCCATCACCGCCCTCCGCGCCGCGCTGGCGCAGCAGGAGCAGGAGCAGGACGCGGAGGCGTGGGTAGACAAGGGGTCGATTGCATGGCTGGGCGAGCAACGAAGCCTACAGCGCAGAAAAGTGCGATCGCGCCGCGAGTGGCAGTCGTTGAGCGAGGAGGAGCGCGACGCTGCCATACGGTGGGCGGTAGATCAAGAAAAAATGCACTTCGGACGTGCCGTTGCCCGCGCCGTCCAGGCCAAGCTGAAGGAGAAGAACTCATGAATGACCAGGAACGAGCCGTAATGCAGAAGGCGCTGGAGGCGTTGGAAAAATTGAGAGACACGACGCATAGCGACACGCTGTACGCCCAGTTTGAGGTTGCCATCACCGCCCTCCGCGCCGCGCTGGCGCAGCAGGAGCAGGAGCAGGAGCCGGTGGCGTGGACAGATCGAGAGCTTCAACTAATCGACGGGATGATTGAAGTCCAACTGCATCACGCCGCGCAGTGCGACGGCATTGCAAACCGCACGATGGCTGAGAAACAGAAGGGCTGGGACATGGAGCGGGTGGCCCTGCTGCAAAAGATCAAGAGCAACCCACCCCGCCGCGAGCCGGAACTGCTGAAGGCGCTGAAGTTGATACGGCAAAGCATCGTCAACCCCCTGTCGGTGCAGATGTCACAACAACAGTTGTCGGAATGCGTTCGCGCAGCCATCGCCAAAGCAGAGGGGCAAGCATGAAACTCCGCGCCTTTCTGCGCGGTTTCGTCAACGGACTAGCACTGTTGCCGCTGTGGCGGTGGCTTAGGAGGAAGACATGACCAAAGAAGACCTAGAACGCTTCGCCGCCATCGTCGCCGCAGCCCAACGCGAAAAAGTCGCCCACTGGATGCGCAGCATGGGCTACGCCACCGGGCATGGAGATACCGTCGAAGACCTGCTTGACCACCTCGGAACGCAGATTGCGGAGGGGCTGTTGATGGAGCGTGAGGCGTGTGCCGACATCTGCGACCAGCACGCAAGCATTGAAGGGATTGCGCAGCGGTGTGCTGCGGAGATCAGAGCGAGAAACAAAACGTGAGCGAATCAATCCTCAAAGCCTTGAGTTATCAGCCACTGTGCAATCATCAAACTCATGGGCTTATAAATCAACAATGGCAAGTTGCCGGTTGCGGACGGTCTTTGTCCGAATTTGCAACCACTTCACAGCAATATATTGGTCGAAAGGGCCAAGACATGCCCATCGTAACCTACAAAGAATTTGTGCAAGACACCACTCGCATGTTTGAAAAGGCTGTTGAGTTGGCCTACAAAGACCTGCTAGAGAAAGCGGTGGCAGAGGCGGTGGCGGCCGAGCGCGAAGCCTGCGCGAAGGTGTGTGAGCAAGAATGGAGCACGCACGGCTGGGCGCAAGCAGGAATCGCAACCGCCGCCATCCGTGCAAGGAGCAAGACATGAAGGACAACGACATCGCCACCATGATGCACGAAACTGCAGGCCAGCACTGGGGCGACGAAGCGCACTTCCAGCGGTTTGCGTACATGTTGCTGGCGGCAGATCGCAAACGCCAAGAGGAGCAGCTGCATACCTGCAGTGCAATGTGCGACAAGCCGCTGTGTGCGGCACGAAGGCGGGGCGTGGAGGCCGAACGTCACCGCTGCGCCCAGATCGCCCGTCAGTTTGACGTAGACCACCCGAACACCAACTACGGCGGGTGCATCGCCCGCTTCATTGAGGGCGCAACACCATGATCACCGTCGAAACCCACGACCGCATTTGCTCCGACCTGCACCAGCAGATGCGCGCGTTGATCGTTGAGAACGAGCGCCTGCGCCGCCGGCTGACGGATGACGAGGTTGGCCGCATTTGGTTCGAGGCCAAGATCCCGGGCCTGATGGAAAGCGATGCCCGCAGGCTTATCCGCATGACCGAGGCGCACCGTGAACTGCCCACTGTGCGGTAAGTGGGCAGGAGTGCTGGAAACGCACCGAGAGATGGCACACACCAGACGGAGGTACGAATGCGCGAATCTGCATCGGTTCACGACTCACGAGCGCCTGGTGAGCACGGGCCTCTCGACCCGGCGGAAGCCTGCACAGAGCTTGGAGCCGAAGACCCGGAAACGCTCCCCGAAGCGTTCTGGGTCTGGCTTGCCCTGACGGCAATCGTTGTTACGGTGCTGGTGGCCGACTTGGTGTTGAAATAGCGGCGTGGTCTACCTTAGAAACAGCGCACGCTCGTCCCTGCGCCGCTTGACAAGACCCGGGAGTTCTTTGCCGCCAGCCTTCGTCCATTGCATGAATGCATCTGCGGCACCTTCGATGTCATCACGGTTTGCCTTCATGCGGATCTGGCTGCGTTGAAGATTCCCTAGCCCTGCGTTGTACGCAAAAGAGACCAGAGCGTCGAAGCGCCCTTGATGACCAGCACAGCCGGGAACCAGACGAAGAACACCTCGTTCAAAAGCAGCGACGTCAGCGTCGAAAAGCGCATCGATCTCTTTCTTGGACCAGACACGGTTGTGCTCTGGACGTAGCGGGTAGTTCATGCGGATGAACCCAGTGTAGCCTTCTTTGCGAACCATAGGCAGTTGGATCTGGTCCTGATACAGGACGTGCCCGTACCCAACGGTCCAGATGTGAGCAGGGCACAAGTAGGGTCGGGTTCTGTAGCCCTCGTACCTGTGCATCAGCGCAGCGCCCTCGGGGCTGAGCTTCACTTCTTGCTCCACTGTCTGCTGCCGAACCAGAACCCAATGATTCCGCCCAGCATCGCCATTTCGTCTTCACTGAAGATGATCGCGGTAACACGGATCAGGTCATCCACCGACTGGATCAGGCCCGGGTGCTTCCAGACATACAGCGTCAGCGCGGCGTTGATTAGCACCAACTCAATGATGAAAATATAGGTGACTGTCGGTCTTACGGTGCCGACATAGTTGGCAACCCAGCGGCTGGCCTTCTCCAGCACCTTCTCGTCGTGTTTGAGCGCCGCCTCAGTCATCTGCGCCTCGGTCTGCATCGCCACCTGCTCGACGCGGATCTCCTCCATCTTGGCTTGGGAGGCGTACCCCTGAGCCGCAAGCTGGAGCTCCCGCTCGGTCTGCAAACGCGCTAGGGCAATCTCGTGCTTCTGATCTGACTTGTTCTGGAAAAACTCCAGCAGCTTGGGCAGGCCGCTGATCAATAGACCGCCGAGGGTTGAAAGCAGACTGAGCATTAACTGACTCCTTGAAAGACGCTAGTCGTCGCCACGATCTTTGCACTTGTTGCCGCCGCTTTTTCCGGCCATGATGCCGCCAAGCGCGCCGGCAATGAACGTAGCCAGCGGGGTGATGAGCTTAAAAAACTCAGTGTCTGCCGGCGCCATTGCGCCAAACGGTTGCGTGACAAACACCAGGCTGTACAAGACAACGCAAACAATGATCACAAGAGTGAGCGCCAGAGTGATGCCCACAATGAAGCGCAGCAGCGCATCAAGATCCCTTTTTGTTTCCATATGTCATGTCATTGCAGGTTCTAGTCGCTTTGCACGCGTCTTCCTGACACTCTGGCAAGTCTTTTTTGGCCGGGTTTTGACATGGGTAGCGGTAGCGGTCTTCGCAGCCCGCTGCGGCCAAAACCAACAACAAAAGCAGCAGATGCTTTCTCACATTTGCCTCGCCACCAGTATTGATAAAGCGATGACGCCTACAAGAGAAAAACAAAGCAAAACGATCAAAAGGGACAGCCCGATAGTCTTGGCCATCTCGCGTCTGTCGGCAAACTTCTTTTTTTCTTGGCGCGCTTGCTCCGCTTCTTCTTTGCGCTTGTTCTCTTGGAATCTAAGCCAATCATCCCACAGACCAGGACGACCTTGGTAGATCAGGAGCGTCTTTAGCTCCTCCTCCTGCTGGCGCAGCTTTTCTAGCGCCCAAAATTCATCGCAGATGCCTCCATTCTCTTTAGACTTGGCTGCAATCTTTTGCTTTAGTCCGACGTACTCTGCCAGCTTGCCGCCGACAGAGATCAAATCCCCGCCGTTGGAAAGCGTTTCCTTAATTACCGCGTAGGCGGCATTTGCGGCGGCGAGTTCGGCCAACATGGTTCACGCCTTGTCGGCCTTCGCTTCCAGTTTGTCAAAAATCCTAGCCAACATAGACTTAATTTCACTTATGTCGGCCTTGTAATCTTCTTTGGCAACGTAGACATGCGGCATTTGCCTGACGTCCTTGTCAAGAAGTCTGATTGATTGCCAAATGTTGTTCAGTATCCAGCCGCCCAAAACGCCGGCCAAAGACACTGCAATGTTGAAGAGGGCTTGAGTGTCCATCAGTCAATCAAGGCGTTTGTGGGTTGGGGGGCAAGAGAATTGGACCGCACCGGTTCTGCCCTAGGGGCGATCTCAACGCCGGCAGTAGTAGTCACTGCCCGCCCAAGACGCTCTGGCTGCAGTTGCGTAGCAACAGATCCGCCGCCAGTTGCTCTTTGACGTTGCAATTGAAGCGCTTTTTCAACCGAGCGTGCGGCCAAGGCCGGGTCGGTCATTTCGCGGGCAATTTCCAGCGCCAGCTTGTTGTCCAAACGCAAAGCAAGGCGTTTGGCGGTGTTGTTGAACACCGTCAGCGCAACGTTCAGAAAGTTGGGGAGCGGCAAACCAATTTCTTTACCGGTTTCCGTACCAAGGCCCTTGATGTCAATTCCGGTTGCCGCACCAGCCTTGACCAATCGCTCATATTCTCCGCGCCGCAACAGGTCTTGTTGAACCGCGTTTATGTGGCTCAATTGTTGTGGCGTCAGGCCCTTTGTCAACTGGTCAATGCGCGACTGAACGGCATCCGCTGTAGCGCCGGCCGGCAATGGATCGGGGAGCTTAATGTTGGCTCGCTCAGCAATTTCTTGCACCCGAGCGTGACGCGCGGCGTTGACGCCAACAATGTTGATGCGTTGCAACGTGTTCATGCCGGCAGCGTCAAGCACGCGGATCGGGTCGGCGTACTTCTTCAAAAACGCTGCGTGAGCCTCTGGCGTAAACGTTCCAACCTCGCGCGTGTACAAATCTTCAATTCCAGAGCGCATCACGCGCATGGCGCCCGGGTCTTTGCCAAACATCGTGACAAAGTTCTGGGCTTCAGATACGCCGCGCGGTTGAAAATACTTAACAACCACATCTTCCGGCTTGATTTTTGGCTCGTTCAGCCCGGTGGTTTTAAACAGCTGCGCGTTGACTCCCGTCTTAAATTGCGGAACGTACTGTTCTCGGTACAGATTCAGCGCTTCAGCATACTTTTGCTTTGCAGCATCGCTTAGCGTTGTCGATGTAGAAACCGCATCGTCAATGGCGCCGTGAATTTGGCCTAAGTTGCGAAGCCTAGTCGCTGCCGCAGGATCTGAGGACAACTTTCCGGCAGCAATGTCCGCATTGACGGCCTTGCGAATGTCGTCCAGTTGTTGCAGCGTTGCCGTTGGGGTTTCTGGCGCTCGTTGCGCAGTTAGTCTTTGAGATACCAAGCCACGGCCGACAGGCAATGGCTCAGGTTTGCGCGCCAACTGCGCCAGCTTGCGAACGGTCTCCGGCGCCGTTGATGGGTCAAACTCCGACAACTTTTTGCCAAGGATGTCCTCAGCTTGACGCACCACGCTGGCAAGATCAATCTTTGAGTTGCCCGCTTCTTTGAAAGCGGCTTGATAGGCCGGTTCAATGACGTTAGCCTTCAGCGCTTTGCGCTTAGCTTCTGCCGATTGGAAAAGAGCAGATCCCACATCTTCGACGTTTGCCGGCTGCAGTGCCGTTCCCATACGCTGCTCAAGCTGGCTCAGCACTCTGCCGGCTCTTTCTTGGCCTCTGGCCTGTTGAGCACGTTGAGCCGCCGTCGTTTGGGCCTGCATAAATGCGTATTCGCCGGCAAGCCCCGGCACCTCTGCGGCGCGAGCTTGCAACGTTGCAAAACCCGGCGTGCCTGCGGTGGCGGCAACCTCTCCAGCAGCAGGGATGGCGCCAGGCGTAGCGGCACGCGGGCCGCGCAACGCAGCAAGAATATCGTCGCCCTTGTTTTCAAGCGCCTTCAAGTACGTGTCTAGCTTGATGTTGCCGAGCCTGCTACCGTACTCAGCAGCCTTGGCAAAAGCGGGGGCAACAACGCCTCGGCCTGCGGCCTCTATCGTCGCGCCAGACAGCGTTTCCCGCGCAGTGCGTTCCAGTGCCTGCGGCATGGTCAGCGGCTCGTCGTCGCCGGCAATCAAGCGGTTGATACCGCGTGCCGCGCTGTAGCCCGCACCAGCGCCGCCAAGCATGGCAAGAGGGCCTGCCGGTGTTCCCAAAGCCGCGCCGCCGGCAGTGCCAAGGCCTTCAATGGTAGGCCCGATCATCTGCGCCACACGCTGCCGCGTGGTTGGGCCAGCAGGTGCGGCCGGTGGCGCAACGTAGGGGCCGGCGCCAGGAATTTGGTTCGGTGGCGCTGACGGTGTTGTTTGCTGAGCAGAACCAGCCCGCGCTTCCAGTTCGGCCAAGCGGCGAAGGGCCTGCAGTTCTTCGCGCGGGCTCATTGTTGTCTCCCAAAACGACGACGCAAGGCATCCAGCTCAGCCTGCTCTGCCGGGGTCAAACCACCCTGTGCCGGCACTCGCCCCGGTGCTGCCGGCCTTGCTGGCGGCGGTGTTATTGGGGCATTCAACCCAGCGCCTTGTGCCGGCATCGGCAGCTCGCGGAATTGCGGGAATCTTTCAAAATCCTCGCCATATTGCTTTTCGTAAGCATCTT